ACGCAACCAAGATGCGCCAAGTGCTTTCCATTGATTCATTTTGATTGTCCTAACTTTTCGATCAACGCAGCGGCTTTCGCTGGCGTCAAAGCAATTTCAAAGTGCATTTCATCCTTACGGGATCGAAAATCACCACCCCAAATACAACCATATTTCTTAGCAAGCGCACGGATCATCGGCACTTTCTCATTTGGGAATGTTCCTACCTTGCCCAAAGGATGTTTGGTTGAATTTAGATCAATGGCTGTACCGCTGGAATGATTGCTCAGATTTGTTGATGAACCCCTGATTTCACGGTAGCAATAGCCCCAATCGTCCAGTGATCCTTCATCGATTGCTTCGATCAGTGAGTGGAATTCAGCTGCTAAACCGACAAGCAATGGTGCAACGGATTTGTTACACGTCAGTTTCATTTTTGTGCCTGGAATTGGGAATGAATCAATATCGATTTCAGCCCTAATTTTTGATGCAGTCCAACCGTTTTGTGACTTTTGAATCATTGAAATAGCAGTGATGCTTCTTCGGCTGTGATGCCTAGACGATCTAATAGTGCAACTTTGGCTGCTGCCTGCGCTTCAACTTCTGCTGCCATTCTTTTAATCTCAACATCGATTTCAGCCTTTGTAGGCGCATTGCCTTCTAAGACAATCCATTCAATAGTTGAGTAATCATTATCTTTGATACTGAATTCAGAATTAGGCGCTAGGTTGCGAATTGCGTTTGGTATTGAGAGATTCATTTATGCTCCTATTTCAATTGCTGTAAATGTGCAGGTATTAGAACCAATTGCAGTTCCTACGAAACCCGCTATGTTTTCCACCTTTTGCTGTAGTTTATAGGTTATGGCGCTTGTTGTTGCTGGAGAATCTAAGTAGTCATAACTAACTGGATACTGTATGCCGCCGCCGTTTACCGATGAAAAGTTAACTCCTGCAACATTGTTTAAGTTCAAGATATCGGTTGAGTTTCTAACTAATTTTAAAGAACCTGAATTATCGGCTCTTGCTCCGTTTGCCACATAGAAAGCAACTGAAAACAGGATTAGAACCTTAGAAGTGTTTGCTGATGGAGTAATAGAAACTGTCATTCCATTATCGGTATAAGTTGTGGAAAAAAGTAATGTTTGAGTTGAGTAAGTTGATTGGACTACTTGTAGGACTTTGCCGCCGCCTGCTGCTGCCGCCCATTTAATGCCTGTTGCTGCGGTTGAATCTGCTGTAAGAACTTGCCCGTTTGTACCCACACCCAATCGAGAAATGGTTGATGCGGCTGTGGCTGCAACGATGTCGCCTTTTGTTGTGTAAGTTGATTTTGCAACTGCTCCGTTTGCAAGATCATAAGCAGATTTCACACTGTTTGGCGTTGCGGCGGTTGTAGTCGATGTTGATGAAGTGGAATCTGTAAGTTGAACCGCACCCGATTGGCTAGTTGATGCTGATTGAATTCCCACTGTGATTGCACCTGATGTGCCGCCACCTGTTAGTGGCGATGTGGCTGTTACGCCAGTGATGTCGCCTTGATCATTTGCAATCCAGGTGAAATCCATATCGGCATTTGTAGCCTTTGAAAGAATTTGTCCTGTCGTGCCACCAAGCAGATCAGCCATCGATGATGCAACGGCTTGACCAAAGACTTCAAAATCGGCAGGTAAATCCGTCACCAAATCGGTGTTTGTTGGCATTTGCCAGTTAAAGGGGGTGGTCGGGTTGCTCATATTTTCTCCTTATGCTACGACTAGCGCATTTTCCCACGTGAGTGTGTTTGTAATGGTATTCCAGTGTTCCGACACGCTGACTTCTTCCCATTTCAGCGCCTGGATTGAGTACGCCAGTGGCGACAATAATGCCGTCACTGAAAGGGTGTTGTACCCTGCTTGAAATTGCCAGCCTTCAACGAATCCAAGATATTGTCCTGCCGTCATATTGTCGGGCAAATCTGCAATGCGCAATGGCATCCCCATAAATATGTTGATCATTGAATCTCGATCAGCATCGTCTAATTCAGGGTTTGTCAATTCAAAGGTAATTGACTGCATCATTGCCTGTGGAAATGCCCTTAGTGTTAGATAAAATGCAGCCTGGCTAATTGCATCAGCATTGTCGTGCAATGTTGTCGTAATAATTTGACCCAATCGACCAAATACCGCAATCGACGTCAAATCCTCGTCCGATACTTCACTGCTGGAATTTGTGCCATATTTGATGGTTACGTCATTGCGTATGTCACCTGATCGGGTTTGAATCTTGATGCCCTGTGCAAGCGCCTGAGCCGCTGAAACGTCCACGTATCCATTCGTTGCCAGGTATTGCGTTCGATGCGTTGAATCTGCGTATGAAATCTGCCCCTGAGCATTTTCGTATATGTACCCAAGCCCCGATGTGGCGAGTGCCGCAACCAAAGAATAAACGTCAATCGGATCGGCAGATCGAGCCGCTAGATCATAGTTTCCAGGTGTGTCAATTTCGCCAAGTCCGACATTCTGAGCATTTGCCCACGTTTCTGTCGCTGGCTGGTAATTGCCCCAAGTCAAAGCCGCTGGCACTTCCGACCAATTATTGATCAGCAAATCGGTCAATACTTCAAGAATTTGTGTGCCGTCGTGCGCACGATTGAGACTGGTCAGCCAATTTGCTTTCGGTAGCCTTGAAAGCGCACCCAAAGCCACGATTGATATGACCTGATTGATTGCTATTGATCCACCTGTCGTCACTTCGATGGAAACGTCTGTGACTGATCCACCCCAAATTGGCACGTACGTTCCCGTCGAATCTTTGATAGATACACCGACTGAATCATTGATATTGATTGTCACCTGGGATTGCGTCACGTTATAGATTTGGAGATTGCAATATCCTGCCTGAGCTTGTTCATAAATATTTGATCGACCACTGGTCGCCGTCAAATTTGCTAATACGTAATTCTCATACGAAATGCCGTTGATGGTCAGTTGCCAAATTGGATTCCAAAGCGTCATCAGAATACCAATGCGGCTGCGCCGTTTGTGCCTCGATAATATGAATTGTTTAGTACGTTGATGATTGATCGGGCTGTACCCTCAGGATCGATTGCGCCAGTGACGTTCAAATTGATCACGGTACTGCTGCCCAATTTATTGTTTGGCGTGATGAATCCGCTGCTGGATGGTGTAAAGATTTCAGCACCCTTTTCACCGACCAGGTATGACGTGCCAGCCATAACCGAACCGCCAGCGGCTCGACCGCCACCAAATACATTGTCGATCACATTGCCAATTCCCTTGACCAGTGGATTTGATGCCACGATTGAAATCAGTGAACGAATTGCCCCGACGGCTGAATTGATGATATTGACCAGGTTTGCAAATAATCCAATGACCACAGAAATTGCTCTGCCAATGACTGTGAAAGCCACGCCAAGTACATCACCGACGGCTGGTGCAAGGGTGGTCAAAATGAATGATGCAATGTTTTTTACTAAAGTGAAAAATGGCTGCAATTTGTCGCTGTTCTTTTGAACCGAATCAGCCACGTATCCGAAAGCCTTTTGCAGTCCAGCCAAAATCGGCTGAAATGTATCGATGATTCCTGGAATGAGAATGTCCGAAATGAATGACCACCACGCTTGAAATAGTGGAATTAAATAAGTTTGAAATACGAAAATGATATTGTCGATGTAGGGTTGCAATTTTGTGCCTACTGTTTCACCAAATGCGATGGCTGCTGGTATTACCTGCTCGACGATCAGCGTGACCATCGGTTGCAAAGCATCGAGTACGTAAGCACCGACCGTTTCTTTGCCTTCATCGATGCCTTGCTTTAATCGTGCCATCTTGCCAGCGAAAGTATCTGCCTGAATTGATGCTTGACCGCCAAATGTTTCGGCAAGTGTTTTGGTCAGGGTATCCATATCCATTGTTTTAAGTTGAGCAGCTGAAAGTCCCACGCCTAGTTTTGCAAGCGCACCAGTGTTTCCTTCATAGGCTTTGCCCAAAGCATTTGAAACGGCTTCGAGTGATTTGCCTGATCCTGCTGCAATATCGATCGCGAGTGATTGCGCTTCTTGCGCTGTTTTTAGGTCGCCAGTGGCTCGCGTCAGTCTTTCAAAACTCGGACGCAAATCTTGATCGGTCAAGCCAAATAGTAATTGTTGCTTTTGTATGTACGCCTCAGTTGCCGCAATTTGGGAATCGGTAGCGCCAGTGACATTGCGCAACGTGGTTGCCAATTTTGCCTGGGCTGCTTCATCCTCGATCGCAGACTTCACGCCATCGACCAGCAGTTTGCCAGCGTAGGCAGCGGCAGCGACGCCAGCAGCAATGAAAGCCGCTGATGCTATCTTGCCAAATTTGGTGATTTTGTCACCGAAAGATTGAACCTCAGTTGTACCTTGCGTCAGGC